GTCTTTTTCGAGCAAAAAAAATGGGAGCATAAATGCTCCCATTCTTCGAGGATAACCCTTTATTTAAATTGTTTTATTATTTGTATTATTGAATAATAGATTGTTGTTAATGTGATAGTAAATATTAACAATGCACCTAATGGAACATAACCAATCATTTGGTCTAGTGATAGCACCAACAATATTGTTGATGCTATTAATAAAATCATTAAGTAAATACCTTTTAACATTATGCCACCTCCTTAATAACTTTTCTTGGAGATCCAATATCTTTATCGGCTCTTAAACAAAAACCTTTTTGTTTAATTTGTACCTCTTCATCTAAACTTAAAAGATATTCACTAGATGTTTTTGATAATGAAAAAGCTTTAAATATTGCTTTCTTATCTTCTTTTAAAACTTCTAACCAATTATTTAAATATCTTCCATGATTTGGTGTTGGTGTTTTTGTAATTCCAAGATAAGAACATAAAAACGCAGATCCAATTTCTGCAACTAATTCTTCCATTGCATATGCTTTAGAACCAAATCTATTTTGAAGATCTCTATTACATCTAGAATTATGACCACTCCAATGTGTCAATTCATGTAATAATGTAGAATAATAATATTGCTCTTTTGTATTCTCTTTATCTCCTTTGAAATCTTCTTTTGGTGGCATTCCAATAAAATCTTCTGATGGAGAATAAAAAGCTTTATTATTAATTTGAATATCTGCTTTTGTATTTTCAACAAAAATTTCAGTATTAATATGAGCATTCCAATCATCAATTACTATTGTTTCTGTTGGTTCTTTTGTTTCATAACCTTCTATTTGATCGGCATTAAAAACATAGTAATATTTTAACATTGGAATTTTAACAGTTTTTTCACTGTCTTTTTTATCTTCATATTCTTTTATATTCCAAAAAAGAATTTGTGTCCCTTTACCTTTAACAGTGTATTTAGATGGTTTAATTATTTTCTTACCTTCTTTAATTCCTCCACCTAATTGAAACCATTGGTTAAATGTTGCCCATTCATTAGATTTAAAACCATTTTTATGAACAGATACACCAATTGAAAAACAGTTTAAACCTTGATAAGGTTTTTTAGAAACAACATTATGATGTCCATTTACAATTGTTGTTGTAAATGGTTTAAACCAATTCATATTGTTATCTTCCATTTGTTTAATAACTTGATCTGTAAAATCTTGATAAAGATCTTTTTTAATTTTAACTTTCATTTTTTTTATCCTCTTGTTAAATTAAGTTATACATAATTATTACAACAAATTATAATTAATTGCAACTATAAAATAAAATTAATTTACATGCTGTTCAACTTTTTAATGAACATGTTAACTATTAACATGTTAAGTATTGGGGTTACTTTTGCTATTTCTGTATATATTTAACATGTTAACGATCCCCCTCCCCCCAAAAATGACCGTACATGTGTCTACATGTACATGTATTATGTTAGCTTGATAAATTTATTTGAATATATTATCGTTTGGACATGAACCTAGACTCGTTGCCAAGGGAGGTGTTACAAGAAGTCCTCCAACTTGAAGAACAAAAGAAAAAACTTGAGACTCGTGAATTGGCGAGGAACAAGTTTATGTCGTATGCTAAACATGTATACGAGGGATTTATCGAGGGACGACACCACAGAATAATAGCCGAAAAGCTAGAAGCCATTGCCAATGGTCAATTGAAAAGATTAATTATCAACATGCCACCAAGACATTCCAAGTCTGAATTAGCATCTTATCTTATGCCTTCTTGGTTTTTAGGAAGGAACCCTAAGTTAAAAATTATTCAAGCCACGATGAACACTGAACTTGCGGTAAGGTTTGGAAGAAAAGTAAGGGATTTGATTGCTGATCCTATCTATGCTGATATTTTTCCAGACACGGACTTGAAGCAAGACAGTCAAGCCGCGGGTAGATGGGAAACGAGCCGTGGAGGAGAATACTTTGCTGCGGGCGTTGGAGCAGCGATGACAGGTCGTGGTGCAGATTTGTTGATTATTGACGATCCACACTCGGAACAAGATGCGATGTCTTCAACTGCGTATGATAATACATATGAGTGGTATACATCAGGTCCAAGACAGAGATTGCAACCTGGGGGAACCATCATCATTGTGCAAACAAGATGGTCAAAGAAAGACCTCACGGGCAGATTAATTACAGATCAAGCAAAAGACACTATGGCAGATCAATGGGAAGTGATCGAGTTTCCAGCGATACTTCCTAGTGAAAAACCTTTATGGCCCGAATTTTGGAATACGGATGAGTTGTTAAAGGTCAAGGCTTCACTGTCCATTGGCAAGTGGAATGCACAATGGCAGCAGAACCCGACCAGTGAAGAAGTTGCAATGGTCAAGCGTGATTGGTGGCAGTTATGGGAGAGGGAGGACACACCGAGGCTTGACTATATTATTCAAAGTTACGATACTGCTTACAGTAAAAAAGAGAGTGCCGACTATAGTGCGATAACGACATGGGGTATTTTCGAGCCCAAGGAGAATGGCGAACAGCATATTATATTGCTTGATGCTACAAAGGGCAGGTGGAATTTCCCAGAGTTAAAGGACATAGCGATAGAGCAGAATGAATATTGGGAACCAGATATGATGTTGATTGAGGCGAAGGGATCGGGACAACCTTTAGCAGATGAGATGCGATTAATTAATTTACCAGTGGTTACTTTTAGTCCTGGAAGACGCAAAGGGGGTAACTTAGATAAGGTTACGAGGATGCATATGGTTTCTCCTATTTTCGAATCGGGAAAAGTGTGGTATCCTAATTCAAAGTTTGCAGATGAAGTTATAGAAGAGGTTGCTTCATTTCCGAATGGCGATCATGATGACTATTGTGATAGTATGACAATGGCTATTATGCGTTTTAGGCAAGGTGGTTTTATATCACTACAAGGTGAGGAAGAACCAGAAGATTGGTTTCCTCGTAGATCAAGAGAGTATTACTAGGAGCGTTACTAATGAGTATTTATACAAAAGAGCAACAAACTCGAACTATTACAAATGAAAAAACTGGAAAAACAAAAACTTTTAAAAGCACTGGAGTTGATGCAAAAGGCAAACATTTTTTCACATCATCAGATAATGCAAAACAAAGAGAGTTTGCAACTGGACAAAAACCATCTTTAAAAACAGGTATTCCACTTACAAAATCAATGGCTAATAAACTGTTTGGTGACTCTAATAAGAAAACTGGAAAAACAAAAACTGGTTCTGGTAAAGCAACAGGCACTTCTCCGACTGCTGGAAGAGATATAAGATCTAAGCAGTTTATTGGTAAAAAACTAAACATGGGTGGTGTAATGAAGAACCGTGGTGGGACGTTCAAAGGCACATTTTAATGAACAGACTTTTTAAGATAAGAAGAAAGTTAAACAAAAAGCCTAGTAAAAAAGTAAGGATAGTCAGAAATAGGTTTTCTGATATACTAGCTCCAGGTAAAAAAAGAGTAACGAGGATTTCATAATGGCAGAACGAGAAATAGCAGGCATGGTTGAAAAAGCAATGGGCGCTGGTGGAGATGTCATGCCAGATGATGAAAGTTTGGATATCGAATTACCATCGACCATGGAGCAGTTACCCGAAGGAATTGAACTTGCTACAGAAGAAACTGTAGAAGTTGTAGCCGAGCCATATAACCATGACGCTAATTTAGCGGAAGTTTTAGATGATTCTGTGTTAGGTGCGTTATCTTCAGAATTACAGAACAAAGTTCGAGAGGACATGGAGTCTAGGTCTGATTGGGAAGAAGCCATTGCCAAGGGACTAAATTTACTAGGTATTAATTATGAAGACAGAAGTGATCCTTTTCTTGGTGCGAGTGGGGTAACTCATCCATTATTGAATGAGGCAACAACACAGTTTCAGTCCCAGGCTTATAAAGAGATGTTGCCGAGTGGAGGACCTGTAAAGACTCAAGTATTAGGTGTAGCTACAAAACAGACTGAAGATCAAGCTCAAAGAATAAAAGATTTCATGAATTATCAGATTATGGAAGTCATGGAAGAGTATGATCCAGACACAGATCAGATGTTGTTTTATTTACCACTTACTGGGTCTACATTTAAAAAAGTTTACTTTGATCAAACTAAACAGAGGGCAGTTTCAAAGTTTGTTCCAGCCGAAGATTTAGTTGTTCCATACTCTGCGTCTGACTTAATGACAGCAGAAAGAGTGACACATGTAGTTAAAATGTCGTATAATGATCTTCGTAAACTACAAGTGGCGGGAGTATATAAAGATGTTGAACTATCTACGACAGATTCTGGAGAAAGCGAAGGCAGTATCCAAGGGACTACTGACGAGTTGCAAGGACTCCATCCAAACTATTCTGACGATGTGTATACACTTTTGGAAGTCCATGTGGATCTCGACCTCGAAGGTTTTGAAGACCCGAATGGCATCATGTTGCCGTACATTGTCACGATTGATGAAAATTCCAGTCAAGTTTTATCGGTGGTTAGGAACTTTAGGGAACAAGACCCGTTAAGAAGAAAGAGACAATATTTCGTACATTTTAAATTTTTACCAGGTTTTGGCTTTTATGGTTTTGGTTTATTACATACAATTGGTGGTTTGTCTCGTGCAGCCACTTCAATTTTACGGCAGTTGATAGATGCGGGTACGCTCTCTAATTTACCAGCTGGTTTTAAGGCTCGTGGTGTTCGTATTCGTAATGACGATGAGCCTCTTAATCCTGGGGAGTTTAGAGATATAGATGTTCCAGGTGGTGATTTAAAAAACTCAATAATCCCCTTACCCTACAAGGAGCCATCTGGAACACTAGCACAACTTTTGGGTGTGGTTGTTGATTCTGGAAGGCGTTTTGCACAAGTTGCAGATGCAAAAATCAGTGATGTTAACTCACAAGCTCCAGTTGGAACGACAGTTGCCTTGATAGAACAAGGCTCAAAGATCATTTCGAGCATACATAAACGTCTACATTATGCACAAAAACAAGAATTTCGTATGTTGGCAGAGATTTTTTCAGAAAATCCAGTGCCTTATCCGTATTTTGTAGGAAATGTAGCACCAGAAGTGATGCAACAAGACTTTGATGGACGCATTGATATACTTCCAGTGTCAGATCCAAGTATTTTTTCTATGGCACAACGCTTGTCACTTGCCCAGACACAATTGCAAATGGCTCAACAAGCACCACAGATACATAATCAGTACGAGGCATTTAGAAGAATGTACGATGCACTTGATATTAAGAATATTGATAGCATTTTACCACCTCCACAACCACCTGCACCAGTAGATCCAGCGACAGAAAACGCTAATTCTATAAAGGCAGCGCCTTTACAAGTGTTTCCAGAGCAAGATCATGAGGCTCATGTCCGTGCTCATGTGACATTTTTGGCTACACCAGCGGCACAAGTCAATCCACAAGGGTTTGCCTTGTTACAAGCACATGTTCAAGAGCATGTTGGACTAATGGCAAGAGATCAAGTGACTAAATTCTTCCAAATTTCTGTAGAAGAAGCTCAAGCAAGGGGTGAAATGGTTCCTCAAATTGATCCAGCAGCGATTGAAGCAGCCATTGCACAACAAATTGGTGAAATATTGAATGAAGTGATGCCATCTCTACAACCACAGCAACAAGTTGACCCACTTGTGCAGATCAGACAGCAAGAATTAGAGAATGATACGGCTGAAATACAAAGAAAAGTGGCAAATGATCAAATGAACTTCCAAATTGATCAAGCAAAGCTAAAACAAGCGTTTGATTTGGCACAACAAAGATCACAACTACAAGAACAAATCGCAGAAGACAGAAATGATGTAAATATCTATAGGATAAATACGCAGGCCTCTCTAAAAGGTAGGTAAGAATGGATCCAGTCACTATATCTCTGGCTATGGGCGTAGCATCGAAAGCTTTTGATGCAATAAAAAAAGGATTTGCAGTAGGTCGTGATATAGAACAAATGTCTGGAGACATCGGAAGATGGATGGGAGCTGTATCTGATGTTGATAACGCAGAAAAACAAGCTAAGAATCCTCCGTTGTTTGGCAAACTTTTCAAAGCTGGTTCTATTGAAGAGGCAGCTTTGTCTGCATATGCAGCAAAAAAGAAACTTGAGGAACAAAGGTACGAACTCAAGATGTTTTTGAATATGACGTATGGCCCAC